GTTACAATGGAACCCAGCTCATCGGTTATTATCGTGGAGGGCACATCGTACCAAAGCATAAGTGTGCCCGATGGTTCCTACAATATTGTGGCAACTGTGCCTAGTGGACAAGTGTTTGATCAGTGGGTCACAACAGCCACGGTCGAGGATATTTATGCAGCAGACACGTGGTTAACCGTTGAGGGTAGCGACGTGACCGTTACGGCGACATTTACAGATACACCTCCAGTAACGTATCTTGTTACAATGGAACCCAGCTCATCGGTTATTATCGTGGAGGGCACATCGTACCAAAGCATAAGTGTGCCCGATGGTTCCTACAATATTGTGGCAACTGTGCCTAGTGGACAAGTGTTTGATCACTGGGTCACAACAGCCACCATAGCAGATATTTCAGCGGCAGACACGTGGTTAACCGTTGCGGGTAGCGACGTGACCGTTACGGCAACATTTACAGATCCCCCTCCAGTAAAGTATCTTGTTTCACTGCGGTCTGTGGACCCATCCGTAATAAGAACAGCTATAATCGTAGATGGTACTCCTCATGAAACAGTGTATACTGTATATCCTGGCACGTACTCTATACAGACCTATTTGATGGACGAGACGTTCCATTATATATTTTATGGATGGAGTGTATCTGCAGGAGGATCCATTACGCGTCCAGATCTTTCAAGTACAACCGTTACCATACCGGCAGCGAACACGACTATTACAGCGTTGTATCACCCTGCTACGCGTATTCGGATGGAAACTAGTGGGGCCGTCGGTGCTTCTGCTGATATCAGTTATAATGGAGTCCTGTATACAGATGTAGTTGTACCTGAGGGCAATTATACGATAACGGCACATCCACCTGCAGGATATACCTTTTCCGAGTGGCAATCACCTCCTTACTCTGTTGACAATACGAATGCTGCTACAACAACGCTTCGCATACCATCGAATCCAATTACTTATGGTAGTGTCTATGTGAGAGCAATATTTACGGCGACTGGGTCACAGGGATCACAGGGATCAATATATCGTGTTACGACGCAATCTTCCACAGGTGAACCGGCTATAAAAACGTATCTATTAAGTAATCCTAACATAACAACGTTTGATGTATATCCAGGTACGTATCCATTACATACATATATAGATACTTCTACTAGCCGCTCTGTGTTTAATGGGTGGAATATAACGGGTGGAGGGTCCATTACACGTCCAGATCTTTCTAATACAACTGTTACCATACCTGCAGCGAATACAACCATTACATCGTTGTATACCCATTATACAGGTATCCGCATGTTAACTAGGGGGGCCACCGGTGCTTCTTCTGCTGATATCAGTTATAACGGCGTCCCGCAAACAGAGGTAATTGTACCGAATGGTACTTATACAATAACGGCACGTCCTGCAGATGAAGACGAATTTTCTGAATGGCAATCTGCAGATTACACATATAGCGACCCGAACAGTGCCAGTACAACAATTAATATAACAGATAGTGTACGTGATAATGGTGGTTTTATCACCCTCACTGCTAAATTTAATGGAAAGGACACACCGATCGGAGGAGGCGGAGGCGGAGGTGGAGGCCTCCCAGGGCCATAACCTAAAAAAGTTCTGCCAGCTCCTGATAAAAAGAACGCGGCGGTGGTTCCAGAGCATCCCACGCAAGTGTCTCCACGTGGGCAAAATACGCGGTCAGCTCAGTACACTGTGAAATTTCGGCCTGACGAAGCCCGATCAGGGTTTCTTCAGTGAGAAATCCGCGCCCTTCCCGCTTCAACCAACATTCGCGTTCAAACTGCCATTCGAGGAGAAGCGGGACAGTCGACACTAGACCCGACACTACATACCCGAGAGCCACAAGATCCGCCCGCCAAGAAACAAGCGGCTGATCGAGATCACCTCCCATAGCGACATAATACCATTTCGTTGACGGCTCGTAGGTTCTGAGAGTTCGCCGCCCTTTTTTGGGTATATCCACATTCCCAAAATCGCACACGTGGAACAAACAAAGATCGCGATCCACGAGAATGTTCCCTTTCTTAATGTCCATATGTGCCAACCCCACGAGATGATGAAAGTCCTCGAGGAATTCTAACACTTGTTTGGCAAGAGACCGCCAATGTGTCCGACAAAACAGATCGACTACAACGTGTCCGTCGTATCGCCGCATTGCGTACCAATCGTACCCTCCTTTATCCTCGCGGAAGAGAACACAGGAGCGTGGCTTCACATCTCTGACACGTTGAACAACCCGGACCTCATCGTTGTCAGGGCTCTTAACATATTTTACCACGTATTCGCCCGAAACATCGTAGATCTCGGAGCCGTTCAGATCATATATGCATTCCATCTATCTAAAAATAATCGCATACTTTAGATAGAAATGCCTGCAGATAGAAGCAGTACGGAGCGCATTCGCAGAATCCGAGCACAGCTCCAGGCTGTTGGTCGTTCCACTTGCCCAACGTGCCCTGAGGAGGGGCCCAGCCGAGTAACGTCCAACGAAATACGTCTGTCGCGGATGTTCGGACAGATGACCTATACGAAGCTGAACGCGGACGGATCCCGCGTTACGACGAGCTGCTGTGATACGGAATCAGAGGACCCTCCGATCGGCTAATAATACGCCATAACCGAATGATGCAGAACCTGAATCTCATTGTTGAGCACGCGAGTAACCCCCGGCGAGAACATATCCGTCAACCACGGATACGCGGTACTGGCCTGCGATGATACGAGTGACAACGCACCCAAGACATACATCACACCCAATTGCCTATCTGCACGATTCACAGCCGTAGAGATAAGCGATGTACATATTTTCATCAGAAGTGGGCGCAGAGCCTTTTGTTGCATAATGATAGCGGTACTGACGGGCACGGGTAGGACACGGCCCGCGGGGGGAGCAATACGCATCCGATCCTGGGGTGTGAGGGTTGCCCGATGGAGCCAGATATCGGCGAGTTCTATGTAGAATCGCATAAGGTCTGCACGGGTGAGATCCATAAACCAGCTCGGGTCTGTGTAATACCCCAGATCTTCGATGACGCGGAACATATCCGTTACCGCGATGGAAAGTGGCAGGACGACCTCACATGCAGGCTTTGCCTTGGCCTTCTTCTTGGATTTCATTGGAGTGTGGCGCTGAATGCGGCGCAAGAAGGTGTTGGACAACGGAGCACGCGTAAAGGGATTGGTGGGTGCCTCCGCCGTTTTCGTCGCGTGTTCGAGGAGTTTTGCCGCGGAAGTGATGTCCATCACGTATCCTTTGCCGGCGTCTACGAAACTAACAAAGTGGCCGATCGTAATGTCGGTGATGAGGTCGCCGGTGAAGAAGTCGAAGGGGTTGTTGGACTCTTCACGGAAATAGAGCAATGGCCCGGCGCGACGGGCGATCCAACGGGACCAGGTCCTGTGGAGAACGGCGATGGCGACGTCAGGAGCCATCTTGGATGGCTCCCTTTTCGTCTTTATGGGAGTCACGATATGTTGGATAGCATCGGACCCTCCTGCTCCTGCGCCTACGGAAGCAAAGCGCACCTGAGTTGTCTTATGTTTGCCGCACCAGTCCATTCCAGGGAGAGCCAAGTTCATACACTTTTCTCCCGGAACGCTCTTTGCACGAATACTTGCGCAAGATGTCTTCATCCCTATTGATGTCATAGTTTTTCAATACGAAAGTCATCCGCTTAGGGGGCTGGGGTCGGCAACTTTTATGGTTTGGCCCCCAAACTTGACGGCCGCACATCACTTCCCCGGTAGCAAGTACCCGCGTTAAATGTCCGCAAATACTTCCTCCGACACTACCAAAATGAGCGCCGTCCCTGCCAAGTCCTCCGCCACGAAGACGACCAAGAACACCAAGGCCGCTGTTGCCGTTGCCGCCCCCGTCGTTGCCCCCGTTGAGGCGACCCCTGTCGCGAAGGCCGCGAAGGCCCCCAAGGCCACGAAGGCCGCCGTTGAGGTTACGCCCGTTGTCGCCGCCACGCCGGTGGTTGCCGCCACGCCCACGGACTCCGTCGTCGAGGAGGACGTCGGTGCTTCTCTCCAGAAGTCGATCTCGGAGCTCCACGAGCAGCTCAGCGCCCTCAAGTCCGCCGCGTCGGCCGCCGCCACTGCCCTCAAGAGCATTGAGAAGCAGGCCGCGCGTGTTATCAAGAAGGCCGATCGCCGCCGTAAGCGCAAGGCGGAGGCCGTTGAGGGTGCCGAGCCGAAGCCCTGCATCTTCACGAAGCCCGTGAAGATCAGCGACGAGCTCACGGCCTTCCTGGGTCAGCCCAAGAACACGGAGGTCAGCCGCTCGGCAGTCACGAAGGGTGTGATGGCGTACGCACGCGCCCACAACCTGATGGACAAGCAGACGATCAAGGCCGATGCCGCGCTCCGCAAGCTCCTGACGCTCAACGAGGGTGACTCGCTCACGATCCTCAACCTCCAGAAGTTCCTCCGCCGCCACTACATCAAGGCCGCCGTACCGACCGCGTAAACAAGTGACTTCTGATTATCAACAACTGGAACACTAAAAAAAAACAAAAACCACAAAAAAACTAACAAAAACCAAAACCAAAAAATCACAACAAAATTAATTTTGTTGCAGCGGGTCCTTTAGCTCAGTGGTAGAGCATCTGGCTGTTAACCGGAAAGTCATAGGATCGACCCCTATAAGGACCGATTTCTATCATAGTCTTATGTTAGAAATTGGTTAGCGTTCTATTGGTGGGATAGAAATAGCATTGTTATTTTTTCTTTCCTTAATACGTTCATTGTATGCTTGCAGCTCTTTATCGTAGTCGGCAAATTTTGTTTTGTAAATCTCGTCGTACTCCTTTTGGAAATCATCACAATCCTTCCATACCGCAATCCAGTCGTGTATGGGTGTTATACATTTCTGTAACTCTGATAGTTTACTGGTCACGTATTCGTATGGGTGACAGATAGTGCATACAGGATCTTTACAATTTATATGCATCCTAATATAAAATGATGGCGTTTGTATAGTATTATTAAGTATACCAGTAACAGAATTCTGAAACGCCATTGGCATAGACTCGCCGACATTGGGTGGCGGGGGGGCACCTTGTCTCCAAACCCCTCCTTTATTATCTATGAACAGTTCAACAGCAGCTATTTGAACTACTACCGTTGGCTGACCACCTCTAGTAAATGAGTCTGCTGGGCGTGCGCATTTTGCTATTATCCATCTGTCACCTAACATAGATTTTGTAATTGATTCTGGTTGTGGTGACATAGGTGGATAATCCAGTAGTTTTCCATTTGTAAACATGTGAGGATTGAGAAGGTGTGCACTTCCCGTATTACTCCAGCCAATACATATATTAAATTTTTGTGCTCCTGATGATTGCGCTTTCTGATATACATTTGTTCTCTTTTCCGTACGTTTCTCCCTCAATGCCTGTAGTTCAGGAGGGACAACCGGTATAGGATAAAGTTCACGAAATATCTCGTTATTTCCGCCAATTGCCACTTTCTGTTTGAATCCCAACAGTTCTGCGCGGAGCTCATCCAACTCATTGTCGATACGAAGAGGCGATGCTAGACTTCAGCTCGGCGATCTGAGCCTGGAGGTCGGCGACCGTTTCCTGTAGAACCTCTACCTCTGTACGATTCTTAAGGCGCTCCATTTCGGCGGCAATGGCGTTCTCCCGTTCCTTCGCCAAGCGTTTCGCCTCTGCCTCTGCCGCTACCCTTTGTGCCATAAGACGCAGCTTCTCTTCCTCTATGCGCAAACGCATCTGCTGTTCCAGAATATTCTGTTCGATAGCGGCGCTCTTCTTCCTTTCCTTATCAGCAATGAGGCGCATAGCAGCAAGACGTTCGACTTCCGCCGTTTCTAGGCGTCGTCGCGCCTCAGCTCGAATGGCATCGTCAACTACTGCAGGAGCAGTAGTATTAGTAATCGTCTCGTTTGTAGACATCGTACTGTATCTGTTACCGACACCGTGACCCTGTCAAGTTTTTGTCACGTCGTCAGTAACAGATACGGTGGATCTAAAATCAGTCGATATGTATAGGGGTATGGGCTATATTTATAAAATCACGAATATAGTATCTGGTAAAGTCTATATTGGCGAAACAAAACTTGCGGATCCTAATGATAGATGGAAATGTCACATAAAGAGCCTTACGTGTACAAAAGGTGGCTGTCCGTCATTGAAAGACGCAATGAAATCATATGGTGTTGATAAATTCCGCTTTGATGTACTCATCATTTGTTTTGATGAGGACAGATTGCAATTAGAGCGCGAATACATAAAACGGTATAACTCTATGGTACCTAATGGCTACAATATCCTGGAAGGTGGACAGATGGGTGGAGGATTCAAAGGTAAGAAACACAGCCCTGAGACGATTAAGATAATTCAAGATAAACGCAAGTTGTTTTACATTAATAATCCAGAAGCAAAAGCCAAAGCATTGGCTAATTTAAAGGAAAGTATGAAACACGTAGATACTGGTGCCTGTATGCGCGCTTCTGAAAAATTTAAGAAAGCTGTTGCTGAAGGGAGGATCGGTGGTTGCGCACATAAAAATGCTGGACCAGATTGTACGGTTGCCGAAAATGTTAAGAAAAAAATTAGCGATTCATTAAAAAAATATTTTGAAAGGAATGGCCCACATAAAATAGATAAAGAACACCATAGAGCAGTTATGGCTAAAGCGAAAGGCCACTCCATTCATCGTTGTGATGAAGATGGGAAGATCCTTGAAACATATGTAAGTATAAGTGACGCAGCACGAGTTATGTGTGTTAGACCATCAGCGATTCAACGGGTACTTAAAGGCAAGCCAAATCTTACATGTTGTGGATGGCGTTGGAAATACGCATCTACCTGAACGAGGATGAATCGAGTTGGTCAAGATGCGCGCTTTAAGATCGCGTGGAGAAATCCGCGTGGGTTCAAATCCCACTCCTCGTATTGATTGATGAATGGAATTCCATCAATCAAGAACCCAACACAGAAGCCCACGTCGATGGCCAACCGTTCGCCAGAATAGCCACAGCCAGATTCTCCGGTTCACGCGGAGGTGCGCCCGCCGCCCATTTCGCCTGCTGTTTTTCTCCCAACAGATCCGTCCAACGAACAGTGGAACCAATGAGTATATCGACACCCACACTCATATCGTCATCCACTTCTTCACTGACCCCCCGTCGTGCCATCGCGATAGCGCGACCCGGTTCCACCGGCTCCCGATCCTTTGCCGAATAATCGGATCCCATAAGCATACACGCATCCACAAATTGCAGATATGTCAGTCGAACACCGGCCAACACATCCGCCAACCGGATTTCTGTGAGTACCGTACAATCGGGTGTCTCTGGCGTGATTAGTACCGCCACACCCCGCGGCAACATATCCATATCTGTGGAGACAACCGCCTGTATGTCATCCGCCCGTGCCAAATACGCTAACAGATCATCCGCCTCACCGGACGCCGTCACAAACAGAACACCCGCGGCATACAAGAACTGCTTCAACATATCCTTGTCAGAATTCGACACAACGGGTGCCCTTTTCTTAAGAATGGCGTGACGCTGTTCCTTGGTGATTTTTTCGCTGCTCGTGATTTCGGGGGACGAGATCTCCGCCTCAATCTCCGCCATCTCTTTGTGAGCCGCCACGCGAACCGTGCGACGCTGTTCGATAGTGTCCGATTTTGCAGCAGGAGCACGCCCGTCGAACACAATCACCGGCTCGACCCCTGCAAGCCGCATTTTGACAAGAAGACTCGCTACCACGGTGATCGGTGAAAGACCGGCTCCACGCGCCCTGTATAACAAACAAGAGCAATCAATGCCCCATCGTTGCCCCTTATATGTAGGCCATTGAAGAGATTTTCTGGCGCTGGGTACTGTACGCTTTATAAAACCGCCCAGGCCCCTGATTCCCATGTGTGTAATAGATAATTCAGTATCCGCCTCTTGTCTATAAGTAGTCACATTTACGGGATGGGCAACCAAAGTTGACGGGGGCCGAGGTCAACTCTGACCGCAATTACAACCAATGGCGACCAACAGCGGCCTCCCTGGCATTAATAACGAGCGCACGTACTCCTACACCCCTGTCTTCTTCGGTGCTCCGCGGGAGTACGGGCCAAACGAGGGATGGCAGGAGGCCCGCAGGAAGAAACACGTCAAGAACAAGCGCCGAAGGAAGGTAGCCAGGGAGAATGATGAGAAAGACAACGATCTCATCACGGATGTCTAGCATCATCTGTAGATGATCAGCAAGTCATTCCAAGCGGGACATCTTCGCCCGTTTCTACCGGAACAATCGTAGTCGCCATCCACCAATCAAACCAGTGTCTCGCGGAAGCCGTCGGCCCCAACAGAACTTCCGCGGTATGTCCCATTAACACCCACTTCAGAATATAATAGGCGAACACATTCGTATCTTCCGCCGCTGTTTGTCCCCGTGTTCGTCCCCAGATAATCGCCGCCTGTTTCGCCGAACACGCCAATTGATAGTCCCAGCGTTTTTTGGCATCTCCCAGCCCCGTAGCAGCCGCGATAGACCACAGCCACTCGGCATAGAACTCCGTGAAGGCCTCGCCCAAATGCGGCCACAGCGCGTGTCCCAGAGCACCTTCGAAACGTACACGAATAGGATTCATCACCGTCTGAGGAACATCGAGGCCGATGGCGTGGATCGTCTCGTGAATGAGGACCTTATGTGCCTCCTCTCTGCGATAGACGTGAACCTCTGGCGTACCTGGGACCGCCCATCCACCATTGATGTGTTTCGGCCCCGGTGTAGCTCCCACCGGCAGAATACGGGGCCAATCGTGGTCCCACCAATACCAGACTACCGGTGTCTTCGTCGTCATCCACCCCAGAAGGCGGAGCCCCCGCTCCAAATCTTTCGTGAGAGCCGCGAAAGGACGGTCGCTGACACAATGGATACTGTGTCCCGTGACGGCATCACGCACAGCCCGCCACGTGGGGCTACGGAGTCCCGCCATCCAGGCCGCGGTTTCGCCGCCATCATAATCGCCGACGCGCCCGTGGAGCTGCGCCTTATTTACCGGAATGTCAGTCAATGTGACGGATGTTGCAGTCCACCCCGAATACGCGAGTCGACGACAATAATGTTCCATCCCCCTCCCTTATTCTAGGACGGGTATTTTTGAATTTGATCCGATTCAAACCGCCAGAGCCTTGTACACCGCGGAAACGATGAGCTCAAGAATCAACGGTGTACGATAACTTGGCACCCATCGCGACCGCGACAGAACACCCAGAACCGCCTTCGCTTTGTTCGTCGGCAAGGCGCCCGATGCCGCAAGTCGTACAGTAGCCCACACGAGCCCTGACACAAGATCGCTCCCTGTAATCATCAGCCCCAGAAGATCATAAATCCGTGCGCGGATCCAGGGCGCCGCCGCAAGAGTCGGTGGGCCTTCAGCGAGAGCAACGACCATCTGGCGCAGCATCTCGGCGATATATGTTTGGATGCTGGGAACCTCCACGCCTTCCAGATCAAATCGTTCTTTGAGTTCGGTACGGAGCCGCGATTCCAGAGGACCAGGAACTCTGCAATAGACAAATCCGTCCATAACACCGGCCACGGCAGAATTCACGGTTCGCGCCGTACACCAAATCATCGCCGGCGCTCCGGGCGACCATACAAGTTCCTCAAGACAGACACGGAGACGGATCGCGGCCGGTGGCGATAGGCCGTGGATCCGCCGAAGGATCATGATTTTACGACCGGACCCCGTGACATCCCGCGTCGACAACAGTTTATTGAGAATCTCGGGGAGGATCTGTTTATCCATCATAGACAGATCCATAATATCCACCTCCATATGTGTCGGGAACTCCCAGTAGCGCGCGGAATACTCGCCGATTTCGAGGGTCTGGAGTCGGGGTTCGCAGCCGGTGGGTACACCGAGGGCCGCCCGTGCTGCCGTTAATTTACCGGATCCCGCCGGTCCGACCCAGAGGATAGGAATAGCCATTACTTATGTTAGCGCTAGGCCTGCTTAAACCCACGCTAGGCGTTCTGTCCCGCCAAGAGGTTCCTAGTGTTCTGAATCGACGTCACATTCATCGCGGTAGCACCGATCGTGGCCGGCAGAATAACAAGGAACATCAAATGCGTGTTCAACCACAGAAGCTTCGTATTGTTGGGGTCTCGCGTATTCGAAGAATAATACGCCATCACGATCAACCACGCTAACACAGAAAGCCCATAGGCGATTCCCAAAATAATACTAACACCGGTTACAGCAGGAACACTGTCCAGCGGAATCAGAAAAGCGAAGCTCGTGATAGCGACGGCAGCACCGATTACGATAACACCGCCATAAATGGCCATATCCATCGCTCTCATATTGGATGTTACACTCTTTCCAATGGGAGCATCGGCCATTCTTCTATTAGACCGGTAAGGAATTAATCGGGCCTCTGCCCCTACCCACAGCCGGGATCGCCGATAATCCCTGTAACACCTGCGGCTCCATTATAACACCCGCCAGAAATAAAACAAGAACAAACAATCCCCACAGAGGTATCGTCCACGTCCATATAGATCCTAAATCGAGGTCTTTGCTGTATGTAGACGGTATTATCGCGATGTTCATATTACTATTGACCGAGGTCATTCCTTATAATATAGCACACAAAAACCTCTATCCAAAATAAGGATGCCTCATCGGCATGAAAAAGATTTCAATCTCCAACAATGTAATCCGACCACTCTGACGAATATAACACGGACAACCTGTTTGCCACACGATATGTTAGAACGTCTTCGGGATGAGTGGAATTCCCGTTATCCGCGCCACGCCATACCACACACCATAACTCGTAAGGAGCGGCTCTGGAAAGAGCTACGATTACGTCTCCGCGATAAATACAAATGCGAATCCGAATACTGTGCTGTCCAAGAGCTCGGTCCCACAGATATCAAGGCATCGAGCACAAAGTATTTCCGTCCCCAGAAGCCAAAGCAATGGATCTCCGATCCAAGGGATTGGCACGACACCGAGACACTGGCGGAGGTGATGGAGCAATATGAAGGAGCATATCCGCACTTCGACTTCATCGGCCCAACACCCATCGACTTCGATACAGAACTGAGCTTCGGCAAGTGTGTAATGGATGAACTCTGTAAGCTCAGTCTCAAAGATATGGCCGCCGCCGGCAAGACAGCAATTGGGATCATCTTCAACCTGGATCCGCATACACGAGCCGGTTCCCACTGGGTGTGTGCCTACATCGATATTCCCAAGAAGTCCGCCTACTATTATGACTCCTATGGATACGAGCCGTGCCCGGAAATCCGCCGACTCCTCCGACGTTGCCGTGATCAGGGATGCAAACATATTGTCTGGAACGATATCCGCCATCAAACAAAGATGTCGGAATGCGGCACCTACTGTATGTATGTCATAGTCTCCTTGTTGAAGGGGCGGAGCTTCGGCGACATATGCAACAACCGCGTCGACGATGATACGATGAATGCGCTGCGTGATATATTTTACGCCACAGAACGACCGACTCCTGCCGCCATCGCCGCTCTGAACAAACTCATCCTGTAAGGTTGATGACCCATACTTCTTATCGCAGCACTCAGTAATGGACAGGTTTCAAGATATGCTCACCGATTTACGGTCCACATTTACAAAGAAGATTCCGGGTGGACTCACCGACGCAGCCGAGACACGACTCCAGAAAACACTGCGACACTATATCGGAGAGGTCGAACGTGTCAAGGGATCGGCGCTGGATACACTCAGTTTAACCTATGAATCGATGGCGAAGTGGTACCGGCGAAACCTTGGAACAGGAACAGCAGGAGCAGGGGCAGTCGCCGTGGAAACATTCGAATCGGAAGTCGACCCGGAGACGCTCTTTGCGAGCTTAAAGACGGTACAGCCAAAGGCCGCTCCCTTCGAGGCCCCAGACTTTCAGAAGATCGCCGAGCTCCCCCGAGTCGCCCCTACTCCCTATGTCCAACAGAAGGATGTTCTTCAGCCGCAGGAAAGCGTGGTGAAATATCGCGATTCCGAGTACAATCTGATAATGAATTCGAAGGACCGCGACTGGAGTTCACCGGTCTCGAAACAGAATCGCTACGGATTCACGATCCAATTCAACACGAACTACAAGCCCCAGGGGTTCGGCATCAACGCGAACATACAGACGCGTCTGCGGAATATTGTGCGTATAGAATTCGTGAAGGCGATCATTCCGGTAGAGAACCTCGATCGGACTCTTGTTCCCTCCGGTGGCTTCTATTCGGTACTTGCGCTTCCGTCGATCAATGTGCTCGTCGACGAGTTCCAGGGCAACAATTTCGGGACGAACAATGCGATCGATAAATCATTGGCGATCTGTCAGTACGATTCGACCTGGCGCCCCGATCATTATTCTACGCCGGCGATGAGCCGTGGATACGCGTTGTTCATCCCGAAATTTATGAAGGCACAACGTGTCTATACTCCGACACCACTGGCAAATCTCCAGACACTGACATTCCGGCTCGAAGATACCCAGAATAATCTGTTATCGGAGACTCCCGATTCCGCTGCGATCTCCACAATCGCATTCGGAAATACGCTCAGTGGCCCATCGACCTACATCGATGCGTCCGGGTCCTACATATTTATCAAGACCCGTGCCTGGTTTCCTCATTGGAGTTTCAGCCAACTCGACAAGATCCTCCTCCAGGGCAACGGATTTATATCCGGATCGCAGCCGACGGGATCAGAAGCGCTGGTGCCGTGGCTACAGAGTTCTGCAGGACACACGATTGTCGGATGTGCCTATGACTCGGATTTGTCGGGTAACATAGCGGATGGAAGCAATGCCGCGGGTTATTCAAATTGGGTCATCCTCCAGAACCGTTCACTGAACCCACAAGCAGGTTCTACGGGACTGGATTATTTCACGGGTTCCGCTATAACCGAGGCGGAGCTCGGAGCGGATATACTACACTATCCCCAGGAGGGTGCTATGCTGAATCTGAGTCGACAGGTCCAACTTACTGTCCGGATTATTACGCGCGAATATGATTATGGAACAACCATCCGAGCCGATAATGTGTAAATCACTCTATTTACATTTGCCTATGTATGTTAGAGGGAGATGTCTCCATGGGTGTGGTTATTGATATGTGTGGCAGCCATTGTGGTTCTATGTGGTCTAGGCTTACTACAGAAACAAATAGGGGAAGAAGGGTTTACTACGGTGGATCTCAACACCTTGATGGAGCAACGTCAACAGCTTCAATACGAGGGAGAACGCCGATACAATGATCTTGCGCTCTTACAGCCAGAGGATCCGTCTGCTCCGGAAAATATTATACGTGATTCTCTTCAACAGGTATTCCCGGTCCCGAGTTCCTCTGATTCACGTCAGTCTTTAATACCGATAGATTTGTATAAGGCAGCGGATGATGGTAGTAACAAGATAGGGCCCACCCTAGAACAAACGGGTGTCCTTGCAAAGAAGATCGAATTATGCGAACGAATTTCGCATATGGACTGTGAAAAACTCGGCGATCCGGCATATATCGAGTGCGGGATCTGTCACAAAGATGGTATTAACTCTAAGGGAAAGAAGTCTCGAGGTGGTATGTATATTTCGGCAGAGGATCAGATTCGTGCGAACGAGATGGCCGCGGCAAATGGTACATCTGTCGCGTATACCCCTACCTTTGGATCGTGTGACCCCAAGGACTTTACGATGAGGCGAGAGGCGTGTAGCGCGAAGCGCGATACGGAGAATTGTGCAAATCAGATTCCTTCGGCGGGAAACTCGTGCGGAAAATGTATCGAGACGCAAAATATGGTTTTTATGGGTGCGAAACCCAGTGAATTCGATGCGATCCTACACGTGAGTCATTCCGGGTTCTATCTCAATAGTCTGTTCGTTCGACACACATCCGTTGTCGCCGGTTCTACACCAGAAGATATTCTTATACCGAACAGCCTGCAGTCAGGCGGAGCATCACGATCTCCCTTGGTTCCGTCGACCATCGCAATGACGTTGCGTGAAGGAGACACGATTGATATAGGTGTATACGGTATGCCCCAGATATGGTGTGCGTGGTTATCGAGTGCCGATGGAACACGAACAGTCGGTATTAATATCGGTGTCGATGAAATATATCCTAAGAATGGAATTGTTCCTCTGGGAGATACACAGTCTGTAAAAGTAAATGCGTTCTTCAGCAAGGTTCCTGGATGGGAAGCCTATAAACAAACTGTTCCGCCCACAGTTCTTTGGTATACAAGACGTAATGATATTGTTCCACCTGCTATTGTTCAGGCGGACGCAATCATTAAGACGGATGATACTATTACTTCACAAGATATTACATCGGGAATGTACATTATGGTAATGCGTTCTGAAAATAAAAAGATTGTACTATCAGGTGCAAATATGACCTTCTTACCTAAAGGCACAGGGCGGATAACAGCGAAGCTGGACAATGGGTCGTCAAAGGCATCTATTATAAAGGATAACGCGATGATACTCACGAATGTTCAAGTTGGCGCGGTTGCTCTACGCGTGACGGTACCTGCTACACTTACCGAACCGCACTACGATATAGATTTGGAGTTGTGCCCTTCTGGACCGATGATCCTAACAGGTATCGGTGTCGGTAAAATGGATAACAATCCTTGTTTCGATAGAAAAGGGAAGTTTCAACAAACAAAGGAGTGTGTACAGCAGCTCTTTTCATCGGCCGGTGGAACAGAAAAAGGTACGCTGTATCCTACAGTGGAGGGATTCGCATCCGCAAAAGCGCTCGTTGTCGATAACAACTTCAGCAAAACCGTGGACAATCTCAATAATCTGGGAAGCATCGCGATGTACGGCACGGACAACAATGGCGCACCTACGGGCTTCGCAAAACAGAAAGATGCGGCATTACAAATGCTGGGGGTGAATATGACTAATCCGTGTGATGGCCCCTCGCCCTATTCAAATGAATGCCTGAATTATCTGTGGAAGACGAGTGGGCAAACAACGCCTGACAATATAGTGGATCCTACTAAGATTGATTCGCTCCCATATTCATACTGCACGGCAAATGGAGAAGCTGCGCCCCTTAAGAGTCAAGAAAATGTGGATATAGCCAATGAGTACGAGACTGTATCGTCGATTCGGCAGTATTACAACAGTTTATTTATGCGATCTCACGATGATTCGGATTTCGATGTTCAAGCGGCCGCGATGAAACAGTGCTATGGTGTCACGCTGAAAGCGCCCGAATTAGGAAAATTAACGTGCCCTTCCCAACAGAAATCTACCTCTATTACTTTACAAAGAGGGCAAATTGTAGGGTCTGTAAATATCCCGCGGGGGGATTACACATTGAGTTTTACCATTACAATGCGTGGTACAGTCGGTGATTGGGGAAGCATTATCCACGTTACAAAGGGGGCGAACTGCTGTAATTCTGGAGACCGCGCGCCAGGCATATGGACATCTCCTGGTGGGACAACCTTACATATCGTATTCGGTGATGAAACCGATGGAAATTGGCGTATTGACAGCACAAACCCGCTCCCTATAGGGCAACCTGTGAACGTGAGTATCACTGCACAGGGTTCTTCTGTATCTGCAACTATTGGAAACAAAACATATAGCCGAACACAACCTACGCGCAGACCCACGGGTAATAACTACAATATATACATGTCAGATCCATGGTATGAACCGGCAAATGCAACCATTGAGAATATCAAATACGTTGTGGACGGAGTAAATGTTCCTATTAGCAGTACAATCCGACCAATGGTAATGTATGGAGACTGGATTGGACGTGACACCCCTGTTCAAACTGTAAAACAACTTAATACGGGTGAAAATGTGTATATGATTGTGGATGATAGGTATGTAAAGATGGTAACCCAATCGGGTGTAGCCAAGTATTTCTCTGGTACGGATGTAAATCTATTTAATCCAAACAGTTGGAATTCCTATACGGACGCAACGGGGCACTATCTGCTTAAACCAGTATAGACCCCGGATAAACGGGGCGAGGGCGAGGGAGAAATTACATATGTTGTATAGAGGATGTCAACACCATCATTTATACAAGGTCAGCAACAATATGTTTCTGGACTCACTCAGCGTATCCCAACCCTTTACACTCAGGATAATGCTGCTATAGAACTCGCCTTGGCAGGTGTCACCCCCAAGATACCAGCCTCTTTTTCGAATAAGCCAAACACGGCACCCCCTAAATATTTCACCGATGTGTCCCTGGTAGCGAAAAAGGACGCCGATTGCCGAAGCTTTATGAGCCCTAGCAACTCGATGCGCGCTGATATCGGTGATCGCATTGGGTGTGGATGGTGGTATGTCCCCGATACGCCGCAATCACAAGGGACATCTGTTGGAGCATATGGGTCAAGACGTGGACCCTTCAATGCAGCCATAGGCAAAGAGTATGGTAACGGTAATTGGGTGTGGGACTTAAACGAAGCACGTAAACGAGAAGCATTGAAAGTTGCGAATAGAGTTAAATCGTGTCCGGATATACAATTGTATAGCTCATCAGAGGCTCCGTTGGGTTGGTGCCCACCCACGAAACAAGCCATTGTGTTAACAGCCGATGGTCGTGTGGCATACCCTAACAATCAAAGCTGTTCCCCCGACGCACTCGTCGTTAACGCAAGGACGTGCCCGATACCGAAAGGGCCTGGTGCAGGAGCGGGTGTATGTGATACACAGCCATTATCCTCCGCGTGCTTACAAGCGGTAACAACGGCCGCCGGTTGTAATGCGAGCGGGTCTCTGTTCGATTCATTACACGGAGGACGACCCACCGAATCACAGGTATTCAATTCGGTATATCAGTATGTGACAGACGGCGGATTCTCACTGAACAATGGTATCATTACGGATGGTAATGTATCGGTGGAAACGGCACTCCAAAGCATCAAAGGGCTTAAAGGCGTAGCAAATATGTCTATTTCGAACAGTTCTGACCAGACAAAATTGGGTGTGCTAGCAGCGAAGAATATGTGTTATGGCACGGAGTTTGACCCGTGTAATATCCTCGACAGCAAAAAACAGCCCTATGATTCACAATGTATACGTAAACTCGCAATAAGTATGGGGTATAGCAGTAACGGTACACTCCTAACAAATAGCGCAGCATATTGGAATCGGTTCGCAACGTGGAAGGATGTTAAAGATCATTTGTCAAGTGTCAAACAGTATGCAGATACGGGTCCGAACATGGATGAACAGATCGCCTCCATTCTAAAAGTATATGGTGTATCGGTTAGACCTAATATTCCAAGTTGTATAATCAATAGTATTGCTACCCTCGGATTATGGTTGGATGCTGCAGACCCACACGGCAACGGGGCTTCTCCCGCCAACGATGAAGTGATATCGACGTGGGTAAACAAAGCAGGAAACCAACAGTACAATGCGAAAGCAGTGACAACAATTGCGGCGTTAAATACACGAGGAGGAGCCACATATTCGAGTTCCAAGAAAGGGCTACGAATGAATAAAAATATGTATGAAACAAACTATCCGGCGAATCCATCTACGGAAACCGTATTCATTGTGTCTAATACAAACACACCAACGACTACACCTTATAATGCAGCGCTCATATCCGGTCGTCAAGGTGCTCGTGGTATATGGGTAGGCTATACAGATGCTGGCGGCGCAAGAAGTAGCCCTGCTCCGGGAACAATGGGTGTATTGAGCAGCGATGTAAGCTGGATAGGTTCAACGGCGGTTGGAACATATAAGAATGAAGAGACAACTATCTCCATGGTACAGTTTGATGGCAGACAGGCCATTACAGATGTGGGTTATTCAGATCGGCCGCGTGGGTGGTATGATGCGAAGGGAGACGGACGTGGACCGGTTGATTACGGGCGCTGGGTGGGCAGCCCCCCGTGGTGGTCAGTTGCTCTCGCCGATGAGCCCAGCCAATATTCGGAAAATCCTATCCTGCCAACTACGCCGCGTCGTTTCAACCAGCCTGATCCAGCAACCCTTCAGCCAAATATCCCGTCAAATGCTAGTCCCTTTTTTCCCAAGTTTTCTCTTTCTCTAAATGGGGCAGCACCAATCTCTGGTCCGCTCAATATACCGTTTGCAGCAGGTACAACGACGACGATTGGACAACAACTGGGCGCAGGATATATCGCGTACAATTTTGATGGCTACGCTATGGAAATTATAATATTTAAATCCGTATTACCCCAGGAGCAGATTCAGAAGGTAGAGGGTTATCTGGCGTGGAAGTGGGGGCTCAATAAACAGCTTCCGTATAATCATCCGTATAAATCGAAGGCCCCATAAGCCAAGGCATCCATTTCTTCGTCTAGATACTTCTTAGGCATCTAGATGAATAATTGTTAAGATACATAAAAACCACACACACACAAACACAAACACGGATCAAACCCCACCCGCTGCTCGGATTATTGCCTCCGAATCCTTGTGCCAATCGGGATGATACATAAACATCGGTCGCGCTCCACTGAATTTGAAACATTGGACGGCTTTTCCGTATTCGACCGGATTACGCCGCCGCCCCATTTCGTGTTCGTAATAATGGAGCTGGCAGTCCACAGCAGCACTCTTGAGCACCGCGGCCAGTTCATCGGCGAGCTGCTGTTTCTTTACCGCTATATCGTAGATCACCTGATCGGTGGTCATCGCATTGTCGTGCTTCAGTACAATATTGGATGCCGAATTGTTCTTTTGTTCGGGCGAGAAGACAGACAAATACGTATAGATATCTACAACACGATCCTCCCACGGTAGATTCATATGCGAACACAGACGAATCGCACGTCCAATGACCTGTTGGAGACGAACATTATTCCAGTAGGGTTCCATAATATGGACTTGGCGCGTGTTCGACAGTGAAATACCCTCTGCACCCGACTGTGTGATCATAAAGACACGGCACACACGACCATCACGATTATCGTCCGCTCCATTCAAGAGCACACGGCATTGTTCGGCCAACTTCGCCGGCAGCTCGGCTAGATCGGCATTGTACATCTGTAACAACAGACGACGCTTCTCGCGATCCTGGTCGCCTGTATACAGGATATAGCGCGGTCGTCCGATATCCATCTGTTCGTCGGGGACGGCCCATTCACCACCGACTTTCTGTATGTCGAGAGGCAGATAACCCGCGGTGCGCAGCGCCGCCGCGAAGATACCGAGACCTTCCAGGCGTTTGAACTGACTGTACACCAGTGCCGGACCGGGGCTCGCCTGGATATGGCGCAACATTTCTGCGTATTTGGGCGAATAGGTCGCCAGGGCCTCCTTCAGATAGGATGCAGCCGATCCCTCCAACTCTGCCATAATTGTCGCAAGAGTCGCGGCCTCTGGTGCGTCGAGCTTGACAGGTTCCGCGGCTACAGCTTCGTCTTTAATCGCAACTTCTGCTCCTTCATCTGCACCTCCCTCTGCCTCTGCAGCATCGGCCTCGGGCTCGGCATCAGCTCCATCCGCCGCCAGTATCTTTTCCTTTTCGATCCCCAAAAGTTTCGCGTGCTGTTTTTCGTTCATAGGGCGTGTAATACCCTCTGGGAACACCCAATTACACGCGGCACGACTCTGCGAAAGAAACCCCGTCTGTTTACTCTTCGTGGCGTACTCATAGAGATCAAACGCCCTGTTATCGGTGGGCGCAACGACTACGGACGGTTCTTTCCGGATTTCTTCGGAGCGGACACGCACATATTCGGCGAACATATACTCTGACATTGGCACGCTTACAACCTCGTGGACACCCACGCGCGGCATCAGTTCCTCGGAGCCGCCGCGGTAATACGACACTAATCCCGTGGTGCGCGCCTTGAGAATGTTCGCGTTTTTGATTTCCAGTGTATTCTTATTAATGAAGGCCTCTACGAATTCGGTCGCATCTTCCGGTAGCAGCGGCATTGTTATGATCCGCGCCGGCGGAAAATCCACGGCGACTACTCCCGCAGCCTTCATCTCGGCAACGACGGAAGCAGCCCAGGTATCCATTGTTCGTTCGCGTGATGTCTCACTGTTGGTATCGGCATCCGGATCACGAACAAATCCGCGGGTCTCCCCGCCTTCTACTACCTTCGTGAACTGAAACGGTACCGGTGTAATATTCAAGACCGTGGCACCTCCGCCCGTGGTTTCTATTTCCGCGTAGTCCACAGCCGGTCGTGAACGTACCCATGTACTAACCACCTTTGGATCGACAGAGGCGGATAATGGAATCTCTGCCATACGCTGTTCGCCAGCGATAATGTTCATAAGAATCGCCATTTCCTGGGCGTAATTGATCATTGGCGTGGCCGACAACGCAATAACTTTCGCGCCGACGGCGTTCTGGAGGAGGCGATACAAGGTGTACGCACGCGGATAGCGATATCCCTTCGTCATCGTCGCCAAGTGTAAGGACCACGTGGCTTCTCGCGGCTCAATGTCCTTCAGTATGACAGACAGCGGTTTACCACCCATCTGCGTACCATTGATCGTACGCACCAGATTATGAACCTCGTCGATGACAATGACGGAATTATCGAACATCCGTTGCCCCTTCCGAACACCGTCCATTACCGTTTCCGAAAGCGAGGCGGGAGAGACACCGTTGTAGTGGATGAATTTGAAGCGGTGTTCGAGGTGTTTGGCCTGTTGGGACCGGATGTCGTCACGCTGAACCTGTGTGAGTTCACCCCAGTTCGTTGCTCTGCCCGGCGAAGGCACCCATCCACCGTTGCGTTTCTCAACATAAGCCGGCGGGAGTCCGAGCACCTCTGTTAGCCAGATATAGGCCGGTTCGCCTTTGCCGGTATTCAGTTGGAGAAACTTCCAGTAGTTGTTTTGACGCAGCGGATAGAAGCCGCATTTCGCAATATCCTTGCGATAATTGTTGGACAACGTGGCCGGTGTAAGAATATATATCGTCTTTTTTCCGCCGTAGTACAGTGCTTCGGCAGCGGCAATGGATGCGCACGTTTTCCCTGTTCCGAGACCATGATAAACAAGGAGACCACGGTAAGGCGATCCGTAACTGAGATAATCGCGGATGAATTTTTGATAATAGAAGAGCTCGCGCGTACCGGCGGCACGGACCTTACATTTCTCTTTATCGACTTTGATCTCGGCGGCGGAATCCAACATTTTGGATTTCGCGATTTCTAGATAGGGTTTCACTCCACCGTCTCTCTTTTTCTCTTCGTCGGTTTTCGTTGTATCGGCAGTGTAGGCGGATTGTGCTTCCTCGAAGAGACTCATCAAGTGGGGCGAATACTGCTGGTAGGTCTGAACAATAAAATCGGGGAAAGCGCCCGATGATACGGGCAAATACTTATCTGCTTTGATCTCTACGGGATTCGGACCCTTCAGGACTGCAGCAAACTGCTCATCAGTCTTGGATCCCCTCCATTCGGCGGGTGTGATAGCTCCCGAAGGAACGGGGACTACTGCCACTATTTTTTTCTTAGGGACGACCTTGCTGGAGCCAGGCACACGAATCGAAGGAGGGGCCTCTGTTTCTGCAGCTGCAGCTACAGCTGCAGGAGCCATAATAGAAGGAGCGGCAGCTGCAACTGCAGGAGCCATACGAATAGGGACAGGGACAGGAGCCAAAGACCCAATCTCTGTCGACACCCGTGTTACTGCAACGCCGCTCTGTCCAAGTTTATTTACAAGGCCAACAACACCCGCTTTAGCCTTAAATCCAAAAGATGGTTTCGTCGTCGACGCCATTCCTCTACCATTACCGCCGTATTTTCAAACTTATTGAATCGCACCCAGCTGTACCAAGGCTCGCCGGGATGCTTCCTGTTCAGCATCTTTCTTGTTACGCGCCGTGGCCGATGTCAACACCGTCCCATCCGGAAGTAGAACACCCATTGTAAAAATCCGGTTGTGTAACGGTCCCTCCGACGACACCTCTTTATAGCGCGGCGGCTGGTGAAACGTCGCCTGATAATAGCGCAACAGCTGATCCTTGTAATTCGTATTATTCGTAATAATCTCGCCGAAATCCACATACGTCTCCAACACGTCAATCATCCACTGTTGTACGTGCCAGAACGCCGTCTGCGGGTTCGTCGCCGCCCGATCGCGATACATCGCGGCAATCCACGCCTCCAACATCGACCCGAGCATACGTCGATTTGTTCGTCCCCCGCAGACTTCCTCCATATGCCTCGACATAATCAACCACGGTGCCATTCCCATCTTGAGTGCCAACGTGCCCAGATGTTCGTTGTTCACGAGCTCCGATCGCAGACTCGTCCAGAATCCCTCTCCCTCACCAGGATAGCGCCGTTCCAAGTATTCACCGACAATCGCATCCAAGATACCATCCCCCACATATTCCAAATGTTCGTTATCCGCCGCCTTGAGTGGCATACAATCCGCCGGTCGCGGAGCAATCAGCTGTGTATCGTGCTGTTCCCGCGCCACGAAGGATTTATGGACACACGCCTGACGATAGAGCTCCACCAACTTGGGTGTATACCGCGCAATCCGAATAATTTCTGACATCGAAATGTCGCGGTTATTCGGATTCCACGGATTGTAGATTTTCGCGGCCTCAGCGGCTGGAGCACTCATTGGTATACCCTGACTACCGCGCACCAGCTTTAGCCCGAGACTTTATCACAAATGTTGTTTTTTTCCTCGGCGGTAACGGTTGTAATGGACGCGCCTGTGTCCAGTCGTAATTCAGTTTTGTTAGCACACAGACTTTACGAAGAAAGAGTGCACCTGATTCGTATATCGCACGAAGCGGTTCTTCCACTAAATCTTCATCGTGATAGGTTTT